GACGATATCGGAGACGAAAGTGGAGAACTTCAATAATTATACAGAAGTTGATCCAGGTAGTGACATAACCCGGACAACTAAGCAAGTGACATGGACGGGTCTGGACAGGAATGTATCCTCTTATGTTTACGACGACAAGGGTATCGGCTATTTCAGTGGGGACTTCTTTCATCGTTTCATCGTGCAGTTTCACGATATACAAAACTATGGCTTTGTAGTTCACTGGGCACTGGCAAATGAATTACATGATTGGAATTATATGTACGTAAACGACAAAGATGAATTGGAATTCCATGCTTACGATGACACTGAACAATTGAAAATACTCTCAATGACTGGTGGCGAACTTGTGTCGGATGGCTGGCTTGCTCCGGGGCCTGAACCAAATACAGATTATTATGTAGTAGTGGAACGCAGTGGAAGTAATTTGTTGGCGTATATAACTACCAGAGATTTCGTTGATAAGGGTGGCGTTTTGAAAGATGTTTTGTCTATAACCTGCAACACGCTGGCTTACAGATATATCTATGCAGTTCAATCCAGGAATTCTGGCCACACTAATATGCAAGCGAGTGGTTACACTCGAGAATTAACATTGGACATACCTAAGCCTGTGTTCATGAATCATTATAAGCGTATGCGAGAAAACTGAAAATGGAGTATTTAAGACAATCGACAGCAGTAACAGTCAAAATTGGGCCGTTCTTGGATGATATAGATGGAAATACCGAAGAGACCGGTTTGACGATTGCCCAGGCAGATGTAAGACTTTCAAAGAACGGAGGAGACTTTGCCCAGAAGAACGACACGTCTTCCTGCACACATGATGAGTTAGGTATGTACGATTGTCCTCTGGATGCAACTGACACCAATACACTTGGGCGGTTGAAATTGTGTGTGCACAAGAACGGAGCATTGTCTGTCTGGCACGATTACATGGTGCTTACACAAAATGCTTATGATGCTCTTTTCGGTTCCGATTACTTAGACGTGAATATTAAACAGATAAGTGATGACACAATTGCTGCTAATAATTTGGAAGCTGCGCTGGAAAATGGAACATCGGGTTATATCGCTTCAGACTGTAGAAAATATAACGGCAAAACTACAACGACATCTACAGTAGGCGATTTGCCAAACGTCAATGTTGATCGTATCAACGAAAGCGGTACTGCTTCGGACAACTTAGCATTGATTGCTACGAACGCCAAGGGCACCGATAATAAAATGCTCATCTCAAGCGATGCACAAGACTTGTCTAACTCGCTGGATGTCAACACTAAAAAGATCGGTGGCGTGACACAAACCGGCAACGACATAGGCGCCGATGTGGATGCTATCCTGGCCGACACGGATGAGTTGCAAATCAATCAAGACAACTGGACCACCGCCACTGCTGCGGATGTAGCGGGTGCAGAGGTTAATGTCACCCAGATAGGTGGAGACGCACAAAGTGCCACAGACCTGAAAGATTTTGCAGATTCAGGTTATGATCCGTCAACACACAAAATAGAAGCCTGCAAAGTCAACGATGATATGCGAGGAACTGATGGTGCCAACACGGTAGCTCCTGACAATACGACCATAGCCAGTACTTACAATTTGATCAAGCCTACCGGTGCTGGTGATGTTACAGCGATTAAAGCGAAGACTGATAATTTGCCAGACGATCCTGCCGATCAAAGTGTTCTTGAAGGAAAGCTTGATACTGCGCAGGCAGATCTAGACATCATTACTGGAACTAACGGTGTAGTGCTTGACAGTTCACAACCCAACTATGCTCCGAATACTGTGGTACCAGACAACACGAACATTGCGAATATACACAACATAATCAAAGCTGGAGGCACCGGAGATGTTGCTGCTATCAAGTCTAAGACAGACAATCTCCCTGATGATCCTGCTGACCAGAGCATCCTGGCAGGCAAGCTGGATACAGCGCAGGCGGACTTGGATATAATAACCGGCACGGATGGTGTAATACTCAACAGTTCTCAGCCGAACTATGCTCCGAATACCGTGGTGCCTGATCCTGCTGGCACTGCTCCGACGGCAGGTGAAATAGCCGATGCTGTCTGGTCTGAAGACTTGACTGAGCACGACAGTGAGGCATATTCAGGTGCAGAGAGATTGAAAGATATTTTAGAGGATACCGACAGTTCCATACCAGCAGCAATAAACACTGCTCAGAGTGATTTAGATAAGTTGACCGGCGCTGACGGTGCTGTTCTAGCAACATCCCAGCCGAATTATGCTCCAAATAAGGTGGCACCTGATAATGACAGCATTGCAGAGATACGTGACATGGTGGAGGCGGACAAAGTTATAGACACGTCTGGAACACCATGGGTGTTAGAATATCGCGAGAAGGATGCCAAGACAGTCTTGTTGCGGCAGACTATGAAAAATACAAGTGGTGAAAATATCGCTAGCAACGACAATGTGTTGGGCCGACTGGAAAAAGAAGTATGATGCTTACGATTGAAGAGATAAAATGGTTGGGCGAAGAGCTGGCTTTGTACAAACCTCTGGATGAGGTGCAGTGGGCTTTTCACAAGTCTCAGGCAAATGTGCGATGGTTCTTCGGTGGAAACCAATCAGGCAAGACTCATACCAACATGATAGATCTGGCGCAGATAGTTCTGGGCGTGCATCCGTACAGATCTATCAAACAGGGTTTGCACTGGGTTTGTATAGAGAGCTGGGAGCAAGTTCGAGACATCCTGTGGGAAGAGAATTTGAAAAAATTCATACCGCCACATCAAATCTTTAATGTTAGTTATGGTCAAGACAGGGTACCTAAAAGATTGGTGCTCAAAAACGGTACTCGCATAGAGTTCAAAGCTTTCAACCAGGGGAGAGAGCTGTTTCAGGGTAGAGCCATCGATTCTTGCTACTGCGACGAACAATGTCACCATGATTTTCAAGGTATATTCGACGAAATTATGGCACGTCTCATGGTTAAAAAGGGTTATCTGAGTTGGTCGATGACTCCGATAGTTCCGCAGCCATTCTTGGAAGAGCGGATCGAAAACTTGCCAGACACAGATGAAGTGTTCTACGCTGATCTGAATTCGAACCGTGTGTCCAGAGGTGGCTACGTGGCAGACGAACGTATTGATAAAATGATAGAGCAATGGCCTGAAGAAGTGCAGGCGACACGTATAAAAGGCCACTTTGCATCTTTCTATGGTGCTGTGTACAAGAGTTATAATCGCTCCAAACATGTTATCAGACCCTTCAAAATACCAGACACATGGAGAAAATACAGAGGTTTCGATTTCGGTTTTACTAATCCTTTCGTGTGTCTGTGGTTAGCACAGGATGAAGACGATAATTGGTATGTGTATCGCGAGTATTACAAAGCGAAGACTTGTATAGGTGAGCATATCTCGGCCATCAAGCGTTTGAGCCAGGGTGAAGTGTATGTAACATCTTGGGCCGATCCGGAAAATGCAGAAGACAGATCTGAACTTCGAAAAGCAGGCATCATTACTAAGCCAGCAAGGAAAGATATAACCAAGGGTATAGAACTGGTGCAGAGCAAATTCAAGATCAAGCCTAATGGCAAACCGAGCTTGTTTATTTTCAATACATGCAAGCACACTACTAGAGAACTCGCTGCTTATAGATATCCGGAAGGAACCAAGAATACCAATCCTAAAGACGTACCACTTAAGAAGAATGACCATACTTGCGATGCATTGAGGTACGTGATCTATTCGGTAGAAAAGCCATCTAGAAAGGGTTTTGTGTATGCTGCTTAAAATGTCATATTTGATTTTGACGCTGCTCCTGGGTGTTTACCGCAACACACATGTGAGCCAAACTAATTTGGAGGTAGAGAACGATGAGTAGACCGATAACTGGACACGATGCTGGTTTGATAGAGGCGTTGAAAAATGCTGGCATAGTTCCAGAGAATACCAGGCGTATTATATTGGACATTAGTTATGACGGTCTGGTTAAAATATACTATGAAGTATTGGCAGACAAAAGACTGCTGAACGTCGATCTGGGTGCTCACTTATTAGTGTTCGACAAGCAAGGAAATGCTGATGGCTGAAACTAAAAAAGGCAAAGTGTATATAAAAACATCCAAAGGTGTCTATCCGTATTCTGTTTTGAGAAAGTCTGCGATAAAACAGAAGGAGTCTCAACAACTTAAAGAGACATCGCATTGGATGAAGCAGAACGACTTGATCTGGCCACCGTATTCTCCAGAAGTGCTGCTCACTCTCTACGAGTCCAATGCTATATATATGCGGTGTATTAACCAGCTAGCTATTGACGTAGCTGGGTTGGGCTGGAATCTTCAACTCAA